CCCGCCACGGTAACAACTCGCTGTTGGATGGCGAAGGTCATCTGTACGACAGCATCGAGTACCAGGTGCAGCGCAACAGCGTGCGGGTCGGCTCGGCGCTGGTCTATGCCGGGGTGCATCAGGAAGGCTTCAACGGCTCTGTGCAGGTGCCTGCCCATATCCGCCGTATCACTCAGGCGTTTGGCAAGGCGTTGCAGTTCCCGGTCTATCAGTCGGTGGGGGCCTTTACCCGTCAGATGGCGATGCCGGCGCGCCCCTATCTGGGGCTTTCCAGTGATAACCAGACCGAGTTGCTCGCCGTGATCGGCGACTTCTGGCAAACCGTGATGAAGGAGGCAGGCCTATGAGCCGCCCGGATTTTGGCACCATCGGCAGCACCGTCTCCGCCTGCGAGGCGGTGGTGCAATACCTCAAGCCTTACCTGGAAGCAACGGGCCCCGGCGCCGATCGGGTAATCGACCGAGTGCAACTGGTCGAGCGTCATATCGGCCAGTTCGATAAGCCTGAAGAGATCGCCTACTGGATGAGCAACAAGGACGGCGGGATCCGCATCGCCGCCTTGCGGGTACCCAAGATGGAGAACCAGGGCAGTTCGCTGATTGGCACCATCGAGTTCGCGGCCTATGTGTTCTGCGCCGATATGTGGGGCCATGCCAAAGACCAGCGCGCCGAGGTGATCGCCGGGCGCTTGGCCAAGGCGCTGATGCTTAAAGGTAACTGGACGGGAACGGGCGCCGCCAAGGCACCCGAAGCGGTCTCGATGCAGAACCTCTACGCCATCAAGACCGACAAGAAAGGTGTGGCCATCTGGGCTGTCACCTGGCGCCAGGATTGGCCGCTGGATACCCCCGTCGACGAATCCACCCTGGATGACTTCCTGCGCTTCAACTGGCGGGCCGAACAGGGCGATGGCGCCCCGGTCTGCGAAGCGGATATCAACCTGCCAGGCCCAACCCCCTAGGAGAGAACGTGGAGCTGACCCTGAAACCCAAACCCGGGCTGACCGTGAAGAAGCCCGATGGCAGCAAACTGGCCGCCGATGGCGAAGTCGTGCCGCGCAACAGCTTCTGGCTCAAGCGCCTCGCCGATGGCGATGTCATGAGTGTTAAACCGGCCTCCAAGGCCACCCACAAGAAGACGGAGAAGTAACCATGGCCCTCGGAACCATCCCCAACGACGTGCGTGTGCCGCTCGTCTATATCGAGATCGACAACTCGCAGGCGCTCTCCGGCAACATCGCCCAGGACCAGCAGGTGATGCTGTTCGGTCAGATGATCGACGCTGGCGCCGATGCCGGTTCCGCTACCCCGCTCAGCGTGGTCGAGGTGCCGGTGAGCGAGTCTGCCATCGATAGCCTGTTCGGCGTCGGCTCCATGCTGGCGCTGGCTGCCAAGCGTTATCGCAAGGCCAACGGCTACACCCGCACCTTCGCCCTGCCCATCGGCGATCTCACTGCCGGGGCGGCCGCGGTCGGCTCGTATACCTTTGCGGGCCCGGCCACTCAGGCGGGCACCCTCTATCTGCTGATCGCGGGGCAAGCGTTGCAAGTCGGCGTTGCCGCTGCCGCGACGGCGGCCACCATCGCCACCAACGTGGCTGCCGCCATCAATGCCGCCAAGAACCTGCCGGTGCTGGCGGAGGTGGATGGAACCGATACCGCCAAGGTCAATGTCACCGCCAAGTGGAAGGGGCTGACCGGCAACGATATCGATCTGCGCTTCAACTACTACGCGGGCGAGCAGCTGCCGCCGGGCATCACCATCACCACCGTGGCCATGACCGGCGGCGCCGGTTCGCCCGATATGAGCGCGGTGATCGCTGCCATGCCGGACGAGTGGTACAACCATCTGATGATGCCGTTCAACGACTCGGCCAGCCTCAACACCCTGCGCGATGAGCTGCTGGAGCGCTGGGGCCCGCTCAAGATGATCGAGGGCATCGCTTACACCGCCTTCCGGGGCACCTACGGCGAGACCATCACCTTCGGTGAGCTGCGCAATGACTTCCTGCTCTCCTGCCTTGGCACCAGCAAGTCACCAACTCCCACCTGGGAGTTCGCCGCCAGCTATGCAGGTATCGCGGCCTACCATCTGGCCATCGATCCGGCGCGGCCGCTGCAGACCCTGGTGCTGCCCGGCGTGTTGCCGCCCGCCAAGGCCGATCGCTTTGCCTTTGATGAGCGCAACAACCTGCTCAAGTCGGGCATCGCGACCTGCCAGATCCAGCCCGGCGACGTGGTGGCCATTGAGCGCGAGATCTCCATGTACCAGGAGAACGCCTACGGCGACCCGGACCCGAGTTACCTGGACATCACAACCCCTGCCACCCTCGGCAAGCTGCGCTACGACATCAAGGTGATGGTCACCAACCGCTTCCCGCGCCACAAGCTGGCCGACGACAACGTGCTGAACCAGCTCGACCCCGGTCAGCCGGTGGTCACGCCCAAGGTGATGCGCGAAGCCATTTTGGAGGTGGCGCAAGGCTGGGTATCGGCGGGCCTGATGGAAAACTACGACCAGTTCAAGGAGACGCTGGAGGTCTATCGCGACAGTGCGGATCGCAACCGCCTGAACTGCGTGTGCCACCCGGACGTCGTCAACCAGCTGCGTGTGTTCGCGGCCCTGATCCAATTCAAACTGTAAGGAGCGCCCCATGGGACAAATCCTGGGTGAAGTGACCATTCGAGTGAATGGCAATCAGATCAAATCCAAGCCGGGGGCGGTGCTCAACCCCGGTGGTTACACCCGCACCCAGCACATGGGGCCGGGTCGGGTGTGGGGCAAGTCGCGTAAATACGCCCCACCCAGCATCGAGATGGTGATCGCCGCCGATGAAGACGTGGATGTGATGACCATCAACGCCATCGAGAACGCGGCCATCGTGTGGGAGGGGGACAACGGGGTCAGCTATATGATGACCGGTGCATCGGTTGGTGAGCCTGCCACCCTGCGGGAAGAGAGCGGCGATATCGCTGCCACCTTCCAGGGCGACCGTGTGGTGAGGATCTGACGATGGCAAGGCGATGGGGAGTGGCGACGAGCCGCTCCTTTATCGTGAAGTCGGCCTGCGTGAACTGACCGCGGCTGACCTGATTGAGGCGCAGCTCGATGCCGAAAAAGTCGTGGTGCAGAACGGCAAGGCGGTGGCCTATACCAGTGACGTGCTCTATGGCCTGAACCTGCTCTGCCGCCAGGTGGAATATATCGGTGAGGTAAAGGGCCCGCTCACCATCAATATGATCAAAAAATTGCATGTGGATGATTTCGGTCTATTGCAGACCAAGGCTCAGGAGTTGGATATGGCGCTGGCCGAGGCATTGGCCGAGCGGGGGCGACGTAATTCAGCTGGCTGATCCGGTCATGGGGATGATGTTGGCGATGAGCAAATATATCCCATCAGCCGAGCTGAAATATTTACCAATACGCCACTTGCTGCGTCGCTTTGACCAATTAAAGCAAGCCCTGTCATCGGGAAATAGTCCGAGAAATAAATAGGAAATAACATGGCCAAGCAACTTGTCACCGATATTGTCATCAACCTTGCCGGCAATCTGGCGACCAAGGCACGGCAATTTGGCCAGAGCATGGGCCAGTTCGCGGCCAACAATCAGCGCGCCATGAACCTGACCCGGATGTCTCTTGAAGCGGCTGGCCGTGGTATCGATTCGATCGGTAGCCGTTACGTCGCCCTGGGGGCTACCTTGGCGGGCGGCGCAGCGGTGCGGGGTTACTCCCAACTCGACCGCCGGATCTCCCGCATCGCCATCGCCGCCGACATCAGCCGCGAGAAGTCGGCCGAGCTCTATGACGAGATCCAGCGGGTATCCAACCTCAAGGGCATCCGCATCGATCCTACCGAGGCGACGGCAGCGGTGGAGGAGATCCTGACCAAGACCGGCGATCTCGATTACGCCATCAAGAACCTGCCCAATATCGCCGCCGTGATCCAGGCCACCGGCGCCGGCGGCTTGGAAGTCGGCGGCATCTTCACCGAGTTCAAGAAGCTCGCCATCGACTCCAGCGAAGCGGCCATGCGCGCCATCGATACCCTCAACCTGCAGGG